TACCCGAGCGGTGGCATCGGTTTGATTCTGCTCATCGTGATCATTCTCTTGCTTGTAGGTCGTCTTTGATGAATCTCGCAACGCCAATCCCAGTCGACACGAGCACGATCAGGCTGCACACAGCCTTCGATCTCGAAGTGACGCTCGTCGCGTTTCTGATGCGCATCTTCGCTGGGCAGCGTCTCGACAATCCGACGCTGAATCTCGCGCAAGCGAGCGCTCCTGCACATCCGATTGTGCTGCCGCCTCAAGACCCTGATGAGCCGCCTGTGAGCTACGACTTCACAGATCGCGCACAGACGCTCGCGCTGAAGCTACCGCCAACAGTGTCACGCGGTCGCGTCCCGCGCACAGTCACAGGCGAGATCGCTGTCGACAGACTCGCAGACGTCCCGAACATCGTCGTGCAAGCGGTGAAAGGGAAAGTTGAGAACGATCAGACGATCGTGACAACGAAGCTGCTGTTCAGCACCTACGACGAGAATCCAAACTCGCAAGGCTATCAAGACGTGTTGAACATGATCGAAGCAGCAGCGATCGCGCTCACGAGCTTCGGTCAAGGCGCGCTCGACAAGGCCTATCCGATCGTGATGCCGATCGAGTGGATGATCATCGAAGAGGACTGCTTCCCGCACTTCGTCGGCGAGATGACGACGCAATGGCAGCTGCCAAGTGGGCGACCGTTGCCTGACGCTGACATGTTCGGCATCGTGCCCGCAGAACACATCGAAGTGAGAGTAGAAGAGGAACTGACTGAAGGCGACGTTCTTGGACTGTCATGAGCACACGACCAATCAAAAATCCCGTCATCAGAGATCAAACGATCTACTTAGGCCCGCGTCTGCATGCGTTCGGTATCGGCTACGGCACCGTGTTCTACAACGGCTTGCATCCGCGTCTCAGGCAAGTGATCACGCTCTGTCCTGCGATCGCAGAGCTGACTGTCCCAATCGCGCAAGCAGCAGCTGTGCGCAGAGAATTGAACTTCGACTACACGCACAACATGCGCGGCGTGAGCGGTAAGCACGTCACTTTCTATCGCGAAATTCAGAAATGGCTCAAGAGCCAAAGCAAGCAACACGCAAACAAAACAACCAACATTGAGGTAACACACCATGCCTAATCTCGGAGCATTCAAACACGGCGTCAGTTGGTCTGACGTCCCGACAAGTGTCATCAGTCCTGTTGAAGCCGTTCCTGGCGTCAACGTAGTCTTCGGTTCTGCGCCGCTTCATCTCGTGAAGACAGGCCAAGCAGCACTCAACAAACCAAATCTGTTCAACCGCTACGAAGACGCAGTCGCAGCGCTCGGCTTCTCGAACGACTGGGCGCGCTTCGACATCTGCGAGCACATGGACGCGCTCTTCGTCGAGTTCGGCATGTATCCTGTCATCTACGTGCCAGTGAACGATCCTACTACTGGCGCGACGCCGTTTCCAGCAGCGCCATTCACGCTCGCGAACGGGCAAGTCGACACGCTCAAAGAGTTTCTCGTGTGGACGGTCCTCGTCAAAGATCAAACTGGCGCGACGACCTACACCGAAGGCACTGACTACATCTTGAGCTTGTCGTCGAACAACACAACGATCGTCACGCGTCTCGCGACAGGCACAATTCCTGCTGACAACAGTCAGATCGAAGTAGGTGGTGATCTCGTCAGTCCTGACCCGATCGACGCTGCGACAGTCATTGGCGGCATCGACTCAGGCACTGGCGCGCGCACAGGTCTTGAAGTGATCGAAGACGTCTTTCAAGCGACTGGGCTCGTGCCTGGCGTGATCATCTGCCCTGCGTTCTCGAAAGACCCGCTCGTCGCTGCAGTCATGGAAGCGAAGAGCGAGAACATCAACGGCTGCTTCGCTTGCACGTGTCTGATCGACGTCGACACGTCGGCTGCGACGATTCCAACTGAAGCGAAAGACTGGAAAGACACGAACAACATCGTCTTCGCGCGTCAACAGTGCTTGTTCGGCAAGCCCGCGCTCGTCGGCAGCGACGGCACAAAGAAAGTGTTCAACTTCGCGTCGCAGCAAGGCCCGCTTCTGCAGTGGACTGACACCTACAAAGGCGGAGGATTGCCCTACTGCTCACCATCGAACAAGAACTTGCGCATGAACGCGCTGCTGCTCGAAGACGAGACTGAGCTGCCGATGCACTTGCTCGATGCGAACTATCTGAACAGTCAAGGCATCGTGACTGCGCTGAACTTCATCGGCGGCTGGCGCTCGTGGGGCAACCGCACGGCAGCGTATCCTGCAGACAGCGACGTGAAGGACATGTTCATCCCTGTGCGTCGCATGTTCGACTACATCGGCAACACGATCGTGCTGACGATCTGGCAGAAGGTCGACGAGCCTGGCAATCGTCGTCTGATCGACGCAGTCGTGAACTCGCTGCAGCTCTGGCTCGACGGCCTCGCAGCGACGCAAGCGCTGCTCGGTGCGCGCATCGAGTTTCGTCAAGATGAAAACCCGACGACAGAACTGCTCAACGGGCACTACACGTTCCACATCTACGTCGCAGTGCCGACGCCAGCTGAGTGGCTCGACTTCAGAATCGAGTATTGGATTCCGTTCGTCGAAGGGCTCTTCACTGACACAGAGCAAGTCGCTGTAGCGTAAAACACCAATAACCAACAGAAAGAAAACCCATGATCATTCCAAATCACGTAGCGAACTACTCGATCTTCAAAGACGGGCGGCGACTCATCGGCCTTGCCGACGTGACGCTCTCGAATTTGCAGAACCTCACTGACGCTCTGAAAGGGAGCGGCATCTTCGGCGAGATCGACATGCCAATTCAGGCACACTTCCAAGCGATGTCTGTCACGTTCAACTGGCTCACGATCACTGACGACGCTGTCTTCGCGACGATTCAAGACGGCGCGATTCTCGACGCGTGGGCAGCCGTGCAAGCGCACGACAGCAGCACAGGTCAGATCATCCATCAAGGCTGGCGCTTCACGATGACGACCGTGCCGAAGAGCTTCAATTTGGGCAAGCTCGAAGTCGGCACGAAAGGCGAATCTGTCAGTGAGTATGAGCTGATCGGCATCCGCGCACTGCACGACGACAAAGTGATGTTCGAGATGAACAAAGAGAACGCTGTCTGTCGTTGGTCTGACGGGATTCAGCTGATCGACAGCGCTCAACGCATTCGACAACTCATTGGCTTGTAAGGTGTGACGCTGCTGTGCTATTAAAGCGCAATGGATAAAACACTACTGCAAACTGATCGGCGACCGACGCCTGAAGCGTCGAGTGCGCGTCACAACAACGAAGTCGAACCTGCAGTCGCTGTGGTAGCGCCTGAGTATCGCGAACTTGAGATCGAAGGTCCGAAGCCTCCCGTGCGATTGCGCATTGAACCGCCGCTTGACTACGACGGCGCGAAATACGGCGAGCTGATCTTCGACTTCGATGCGATGAACGGCAAAGACTTCCAACGGGCCGAGAGAGAGTTCACGAGACTCTACAAGCCCGACAAGAACGAGATGGTGTTGCCTGAGATGAAGCACTTGTATCATCAAATCATCGCAGCACACCGAGCTGACGTTCCACTGGGGGTGATTCAGAAGCTGCCACGGCGATACTACACGCCTCTGCGTGTCGAAGTCCTAAAAGCCTGTGGCAGCTCGCCGGAAGAGGAGCAAGCGTAACAGCGCTCCTGCGCTCAATCTCAGTGCGTCTCGCACGCGCGGGCCTTGGCCCCGTCGACTACTGGATGAAGCTGCCTTTCTCTGAAGTCTGTGACTATATGATGGAACTCACCAATCAACTTGAACAAGAACACGAAGCAGTGAAAGCGGGGTGATGACACATGGCTGACGCCAAACGTCAATACACAGCGATCTTCGCGATCGGTGGCAAGCTGCTCGGCTCGTTCAAGAGCGTGACGTTGCTCGCTGAAGCGCGCATGCGTCGACTGCGCACTGTCGCAGTCTCGTTCGGCGGTGCTCTGACGAAGCTGACTGGCGTTGTCGGACTGCTCGGCGCTGGATTAGGAGCTTTCGGTATTGTGAAAGTGTTCAAGAGCATCTTCGAGGGCGCGACCGAAGAGGCTGCGAACTTTCTGAAGATGCAAAAAAGCATCCAATTTCTGCTGCTCAAGAACAACACGATCATGGCTGCCGGTCATGGCGACATGCAGAAGTCGCTCGCTTTCGCGAAGCAGCAAGAACAACTGATCACTGCGCACAACGAAGCGCTCGCCGAACAAAGCGTGCTCTCTGAAAAAATCTACGAGGCGATGTCAAAGCAGCTCGCGCTCATGGGCATTCCGACGAAGCAGATCATGCACTCTGTCAGCGCGATGGGCGATCTGCTCGTCGCGGTCGAAGGCGTCACTGCGAGCGAAGATGAAGCAGTTCAGCTCGCGAAGACGCTTGGCAAAGCGATCATGACCGGCAAGCTGCCTGCGCGACAAGGTGCGCGCTATGGTCTCTTCCTGCCAACTGACTGGGGCAAGCAGATCGTCACGTATCAAGGGCGACTCGACGATCTGATGAAGCGCATCAAGTTCGCGAAAGGCTTGGCTGTCAGCGAAACGCTCACGCCGCTCGGTCGCATTCAGCGCTACAACAACGAATTGGAGAAGATGCGCAGAGAGATCGGCAACGAGCTTATACCGTTGCATGCGCGAATGGCTGACATGTGGGTCAAGGTGTTGCCGAAAGTGAAGCCACTGCTGCTCGACGCTGTCGACCTTGTCGGCAAAGCAACAGAAGGCATTGCAGATGTCATCGAGCAAAGAGTCATCCCAGCTTGGGAGAACTTCAAGAACGTCGTCAAAGGCACGCAGATGCCTCAGCCTGCAGATGTAGGGCGTCGTCACTTTCTCGAACCGCAAGTCCCAGCTCAGTATCAGTTCTCGACACAGCTCGCAGAACTCTACAAGGCATTGAAACGTCTCAAGGGCAAGTTCAAAGACCCAGCTGAAATTTGGGCGAACTACAGTGACTGGTGGGACACGCAGATCACGAACATCATCAACGAATGGGAGCGCTTGAAAGAGCAGTGGTCGAAGATCGATTGGACGTTCGGCTTCGCGAAGCAATGGGAGGACGCGCTCAAGCAGTTCCATGGCTACTGGGACGACATCAAAAAGCAGTGGACAAATAGACCGACATGGATGGGTGGAACTGGCGGTGCAGCAGCGGGCGCAGCAGCAGCGAGCCCAGCAGCCGTAGCAGCCGCAGCAGCTCCTACTGCAGCAGCGCAAAAAGCAGCGACGCAGATTCCGTTGTCGTCAGAAGGTTTAGGCATGGTGCAGGCCGAGCGCGCACATATCACCTCAGAGTTGCAGCGACCAGAGCTTCGCAACCTCGTGTCAGCGACGCTCGCGACAGAAGCGACAGGCGCTGAAGATCAGAAGAATGTTCTCGAAGCGCTCGTCAATCGTGGCGTCGCAGAGCAACAAGCAGGCACCTACAAGGGCGTCGAGAGCATGATCAAAGGTGGTTTCTATGGCCCTTGGAAGCGTGGCGAGACGAGCGCTGTCATGTCAAAAGGTCTGAGCGACGCGCGCTCGCTGCAAGTGAAAGAGATGATCGATCAGGTCAGTGCTGGCAGAAACGCGCTCGGTGGTCTCACTGATCAAGGCATGATCAACGAGATTCACGGCGCGATCAAAGAGCAGCACGGCGAAGACTACTACGGGCTGCGCAAGCCGAGCGAGGCGAGCACTGCTGCCTACAAATACTCTCGCGCATATCAGCAAGGCGGCATCGCGAACACGCCGCAGATCGCGACGCTCGCAGAGAAGGGCCCTGAAGCTGTCATCCCGCTGACTCGCGGCTCGCGCGCTGCGCAACTGCTCACGGGCGGCGGTGGGCACACGCTCAACTTCACGCCGAACATCACGATCAACGGCAACGCAACAGAAGCAGAGCAGCGCGCAATGGACTCGCGACTGCGCGATCTCGCGAGTGACTTCATCAAGCAATTCTCACGAGCGCAGAATCAAGAGCGTCGTTTGAGCTACGAAGGAGGCTATGCCTAAGGCATCCACACGTATCATCTTTACGCCGCCGCCCGAGCCTGCGCCGCCGCCTGTGTCGCACTTCGCAGTGCCGTTCGCTGCTCGCATCTACGTGAGCGTGCAAGGTGACTGGTGGGACACGATCGCGATGCGCGTCTACGGCTTCAAGCGTGGCAACGAACATCTGATGT